GATTGGAAAGCCGCAAGAGACTTCCTTGCTAAGCGATTTGCAAAAGACTGGGCAGATCAGCCTAAGGCGCAAAGAAATCAATCCTTCAGCGTCAATGTCCTCCAGGCGAATCAGCTGGCTGCACTCCCTGGTGGCCAAGGCGGCAACAACAACGGCCAAGGTGGCAACGGCAACAGCAGGTTTAACTTAAGCCAAGAGAATCAGCAACTTACTATGGGTCGTACCAGTGTATTACATGCTATGGACCTATCTAAACTAACCCAGGAGGAGTTAGATCAATTTGAGAAATTACTCACAAAGATCCCCGACTCTCCAAATGATCCAAACGGAGAAATGGAGACGTAACTTAAACCAATTCATCCCAGCTGCATGGCACATTTTGGAGCCGTCGAATCCGTTTCTACCAAATTGGCATATCGACTGTATGAGTGAATACCTTACAGCTGTTAGCCAAGGCGAAATTAAACGGCTCATTATTAACATTCCGCCAAGGTATATGAAATCTATCGAAGTAAGTGTAATGTGGCCAGTGTGGACGTGGATTAAAAACCCACATCTACGCTGGCTTTTTGCTTCCTACTCTTCTGGTCTCTCCACGAAGCATTCTATTGACCGAAGGCAGATAATTCAGTCAGATTGGTATAAATGTCAATGGGGACATATTTACCAACTCGCAGGAGACCAGAACATTAAGACAGAATACATGAACACACAGCGGGGACATATGCTTGCCACGTCGGTTGGAGGTACAGCAACTGGTAAGGGTGGCGACATGATTGTAGTCGATGACCCACATAACCCGATGCAAGCCGAGAGCGATGCCCTCCGGGAAGCAGCTGTTGAATTCTTTGACAGAACGTTGACGACTCGACTTGATAATAAAAAGACGGGAGCAATTGTTGTCGTCATGCAGCGGCTCCACGAGATGGACCTAACCGGCCACCTGTTAAAACAAAATAATACCCTCCGACCACCGCCCTTGTACGAGAACATGGACGACTACGGCGACCCGATTCCAAACGATCCCTGCTCCTGTCCAATTACCGCAGATGAGGGTGCAAGTGAAAGTGAGGAATTTGGGACTGCTATTCCTACTGGAACAGAGCTGAATACAAAGACGCCGCTGGAAGTAAATATCAAAGATAATCATAACCAAATCTGGACACACTTGTGCTTGCCAGTTACAGCTAAACGAGAGACCCAAGTTCATTTCCCTGTGAGCAATACATACTACTTGAGAAAGGAGGGTTCTTTGTTATGGCCTGCAAGGGAAAATCGAAGCGACCTCGCAAACGTTAAAACGGCTTTGGGTAGTTATGGTTTTTCTGGTCAATACGAACAAGACCCTGCACCTGAAGGCGGGGGTATTCTTCAAACAGCTTGGTGGCGCTATTATTCAATGTTACCCTCTGTCAAAGATATTGACCAGGGTGTGATCAGTGTTGACTGTGCCTTTAAAGACTTAGCTGACAGTGATTACGCCTGTATGCAAGCCTGGTGGAAAATAGGTGCTAATAGGTACCTTGTAGACCAAATTCGTGGTAAATGGGCTTTCCCAACACTAGTGGCAAATTTACGTGCCTTTATAAGAAAGCATGAGGAATGTAAAGCACGTCTGATTGAGGATAAAGCGAATGGCAGTGCAGTTATCCAAACTTTACGAGATGAGATTACTGGGCTAATTGCAGTAGATCCTAAAGGAGGAAAAATTGCAAGAGCACATGCTGTTTCGCCACAATTAGAAGCAGGTAATTTTCTCTTACCAGAACCAAGGCTTCAACCGTGGGTAAGTGATTTTATACAAGAATGTGCTAAATTCCCAAAAGCGACAAATGATGACCAGGTCGACTGTTTTACACAAGCAGCAACATACATGGACATTCGTCAGTTTAGTACTTGGATGGCGAGGATTAATTGGCTATGATAATTAAAGTAACCGACGTCAGAGGCAATACAACATATATCAATTCCACGTACATCATTTCCTTCCAGGTGAATGCGCAAAATGCCCTAATAAATAAAACTCATATTAAACTGGTTAACGGTGAACAGTTTTATTGTGAGGAGACAATTGATGAATTGTTAAAGGAGCTGCATCTGCATCATGGTTAATTTATATGTTGTCAAGTTTGTATTACCTCAGCAGGGAGTAACAAGAAAACATTACGTAGCTGCAAAAGATATACAAGGTGTACTTGATAAATTTGCAAAAGATTTTGTTGAACCTAAGATAGTAAGCATAAAACTTGTGTCTACTGTTACTGTTTTGGCAGATAATTAAAAAGTAAAAGGAGGGTACTTAGATGGCACAGGAAAAGATTACAGTTGATAATAATACGCTATTGAAAGATGCTTACGAAGGTACTGGTGGTTTCCAAGACGGTTCCTATCTTGCTCAGCATAAAAGAGAATATACTACAAATTACCAAGTGCGGCAAAGTCTTTGTTATTTTCTTAACTACTTGCAGCCGATTGTAAATGCTCATGTAAATCCATTGTTTAGATCACCTCCTACACGTAACTGGGCAGGTAAAGCAGCTGGTACAAATGATGGAATTACAAATACTACTCAATTGATTTCAGTATCCTCTACAGGTGTTGTCACCAGTGCAGGTACAGGAACTAGTAGTGCTTATTGGGATGCTTTTGTGAATGACGTAGATATGCATGGTACAAACTTGTCATCCTTTATGAAAAGAGCTGCTCAGGCTGCAAAATTGTATGGGGTATGTTTTATCGTCTGCGACAACGTTCCGGACCAACCTGCCACCCAGGCGCTTGCGCTGCAATCACGCGCATTCCCTTATGCCTATATTGTAGAAAAGCCAAGAATTACTTCGAGCTCGATTGACAGGGCCGGGCGCCTGGTGAGCATTACATACTCCGAAAACTTTAATCCTGTCGTTGTCAGCTCGAAACCGGGCGATCAACAGTATCGCACGTGGACCTTGCAAGATACTTTCCTTAGTGATAAGGATGGATTGCCATTATCTGAAGGCTCAAATAAGGTAACACACGGATTGGGTATTCTCCCTGTAATTCCTTTGTATGCCAGACTACCTGTACCCGGGAATGTTCTTCCGGAGAGCGAATTCCTCTCGATTGCCCGTACAAATCTCCGACTTTTCAACCTTTGTTCAGAGTTGGATGAGCTGCTCCGTGGTCAAGCATTTTCAATTCTCTGTTACCCTGGCAAAGATGCGTCGTCTCTTACACTCGGACCTAATAACGCACTGGGTTTTGACGGAGTAGAGAGCAGATTCGCGCCATCGTTTATCGCTCCAGCTGCAGCGCCGGCTGATTGGCTCCTAAAATTGACCGATAAACTTGTTACTGAGATGTATCGTATGGCTCTTTTGAGTTATACTACATCAAGTGCTCAGGCAGAACAGCGTACCGGAGCATCTAAAGCTTGGGACTTTGAAAATACTAATCAAGTACTTGCTGATTTTGCTTCTAATTGCCAACTTACTGAATTTAATTTAGCCAGAGTGTTCCAGGGATGGACAAAACAAGATTTACAATTCTCTTGTGTATATTCCAACGACTTCTCCGTCGAAGATATCATGAGTGAATTGGCTCAATTGAAAACGGCAAAAGAAATTGTACCGTTTGGACTCGCTGTGATTGCTATCATGAAAAAAGCTACAGCTAAGATTCTCCACGATGTAGATGCAGCTCAGCTGACGGCTATTTTGGCAGACCTCGATGCAAATGGGGCCGCTTATCTTGCTCAGGAGGATGCGCCTGCCACTGGGACGACACCTAAGGCTGGGGAAACTTCTACAAATACTCCGATAAATAACGCACCGGGGAGTGCTAATAGTACTTCAATATAGTATAATTATAATTAGAAGTAACCCTAGGAGGTATTGACACTTATGCCAAAACAAATCAGTGATGCCCTTGCCGCCCTTGAAGGGCTTGAAGGTGGAGAAGAACTCGTACAGGCTGTGCAAGCAGAACTTTCCAAGAAGAACAACGAAGCAAAGAATCTTCGGGATCGTTCGAAGGGTGCCGAAACCAAACAAGCCGAGACCCTAGCTAAGTTACAAAAAGTGGCCGCTTCCCTGGGATTAGACCTTGAGGCTGAGGACTTTGATGGCGTCCTTGAAGGGCAAAAGAAAGTCGTAGAAGATCTGAAAAAAGAGTTGACAGTTGCGAAAACTCAAGGAGACCAATCGAAACAAGAAGAGATTCGCAAGGCGTTGACTGAGGCTCAGGAAGCTAAGGATCAGACTACAAAGCTTCAAAAGGAGCTCGACAAACGATCTAAGGAAGTTGCAGATCTTGGTACTAAGTATTCGACGGAGAAAGAAAAGCGACTTGCGATTCTCAAGACACAGGGACTTACACAAGCCCTGATCGACAGCAAGGCCGTAAAACCGTCAGTAATTTCCAAGATGCTGTTACAGAACGTTAAAGTCGACGAAGCTACCGACGAGCTTTTGTTTGTTGACGAAAAAGGAGCCGAAGTGTCACTTGCAGAAGGCGTTAAGGCGTTCCTAGGCGCGAATCCGGAATTTGTAGCTAATGTACAGAATCCTGGCGCAGGCTCTCCTCCGGGAGCCGGAGCAGCAGGTACTGCTGCCGCCCCGATAAAAGTATCCCGAGCTCAAATGGCTGATGTGGCGTTCTACAGAGCCCATCAGAAAGATTTCCTCAACGGAAAAATGGTCTGTGAAGAGTAACTGAAGGAGGTCAAATAAATGGCTGGCAACATTCTCAATTTTTATGATCCGCTATTTTATGCGCAGGAAGCCCTGATCGTCCTGGAAAAGGAACTCGGGTTTGCGTCGCGTATCCATCGCGGATATAGCCCCACGCCGCAACAGAAGGGCTCTACCATCAACATCAGCAAGCCGGGCACTTTCACCGCGAAAGATGCTCCTGCGTCTACTGCTCAGGATGTTGAAGCCGGCGGAACCACGATCGTTCTCGATACGTGGAAAGAAGTCAAATTCAAACTGACTGACATGGAACTGACGTTCACCAAAGAAAAAATCGTCTCCGATCACATTCGGCCGGCAGCGTATGCCCTTGCTGATTCGATCGACCAGAGATGTGCTTCTATGTATCAGGACATCTACAACTACACTGGTTCGGTTAGTGCATTGCCGACTGCGATCACTGACATGACCCGTGTTCGTCGTATGTTCCAAGATCAACTGATTCCCGATGACGGCCGTCGTCACTGGGCCATCAATAGTGCTACTGAAGAAGGCCTGCTGGCCCTCGCGATCTTCAACCAAAACGCTGGTGTACCGAGTGCAGCAGCTGAGGCTTTCCTGAAAGGTTCGCTGGGTAGCAAATTCAGTTACGAACTCTTCGCCACGCAGAATGCTCCTGGGCATGCTAACGGAACCTGTACGGCTGTAAAAGCTACGGCATCCGCTGGTAGTACCACTGTTACTCTTTCGGCCGGTTCTGCGGCTACTGCTACTATTACTAAAGGTACCATCTTCACGATCGCCGGAGATACACAGAAATATGTCGTTACCGAAGCGCTGGCTCTGGCTGCTTCTGCCGGCGTATTGAAGATTTCTCCGAACCTGAAGAAAACCTGTTCCGCTGCCGACCTCACCTTCCTTGGCGATCATGCCGTCAACCTTGGCTTCCATCGGAACGCCTTCGCGTTGGCTATGGCTCCTCTGTCCGAGCTCGGTAATAGCCTCGGCGTCCGCATGAATACCCTGAGTTTCAATGACCTGTCGCTTCGTTCCAAAGTTTGGTACGATGCTGATTCCAGTGAACTGCGTGTGTCGCTGGATTGCCTGTACGGGATCAAGACGCTCGATCCGCAACTCGCATTCCGTTATCTCGGCACTCCCTAATCATGAAGGACTTCGGTAGCCTATTAGAAGAAGCAGTAGGCGATATTGGTGCTTCTTTAATAGATCAGATGGCGGTACAGGCTCAAGAAGCATTAACTGACTTCTTTCAAGGGTTTGTATCTTCCGGAACAGCAAGAAGCGCCGTCGACTACTATGTAACGCCTCAAAGAGGTGCAGATGGTACCCTTCTGGAAGTCCAGTTAGGTACACCACTAAACTTCTTCTTAACAGGTACTGGTGAGTTCGGTCCAGAAACTTCCGGCTTTATCGTAGCCGCCAGACGCAATGTTCTTTCCTGGGACGACGGGGGTAAACGGATGTTTGCATCTTATGTCTATAATCCAGGTTTTGAACAAAGATTCTCCGAACAAGATATGGCTGATGCAATTGTCGATCACTTTAGGGTAGAGGAGTAATGTACTGTGGCAACTACCGTATATATTTCTGAAAGTGATGTAGAAGACGAAGTATTGAAAGATACAATGGTCGAGGCAGACTATATTTTCGCATCGTCAGAATTAGAAACGCTTGTTGTTAACAGATTGGCACTCACTGTTGATGTCATTGTAACTCCTCTTCATCTGACTGTGAAAGAATTCGTATTAGCTGTAGCCTATGCTAGGCGAGCCGAGTTAAACATTGGTATGGGTAATCGATTAATGGATGGCGTAGACGTATATGCCTACAAGCATAAGATGTACTGTAAAAAAGTCATCGAACTGGCAGATCGAATTACCCCGTCTATGATTACCGGCGATAGTACCTCAGGTAAATGGTCTCCATCGATCGACTTGTATAGGAGTTAACAGATATGTGGTTAGTGCTTTTGAAAGACCTGAAAGCCTATATCGAAGAAAAAGATGTTTATCTTGCTCTGTCAATTGGCGCAACAGGTAAAAAGCCTGGCACATTTCCTGCGATGTACTTTATACGAGGAAAAGAAACCAATGTAGACTTCCACCAGAACCGCAAAGGTACTTGTGTCATCGTTGTGGAGATATGGGAGAAAGCTACGGAAACTAATCCTCAAGAGGCTTATGAAAAACTAGCAGTTGTAGAAGAGAAGTTTTGCAACTACTTGGATGAGTGGTCAAAGCTAACTGTTTCAAGGACAGGAGTAGCAGCCGTCATATCCATAAGCTCTTTTCGAGGCGATGGAGAAGCCAATCGACCACTGTGTGCAAGTCAAGCGTTCATTCTTATAGAATGGCGACGTTCCTAATAAATTTGAAAGGCAGGTACATAAAATGGCTATTGCAACCACCACCACCCCGTCTGCTGATAATCTTATGCTCGGTGCCGGCGTAGTTTACTTTGATCGCGTGTCCACCACGGGATTGAAAACCGGCGAACGTCATTTGGGAAACTGCTCCGACTTCACCGTTAACACCACCGTCGAAAAGGTGGAGAAATTCTCCTCGATGCAGTCCGCTCGCCGGCTGTACAAGTCCGTTATCAAAACCATCAAAGCGACTGGCAAAATCACGCTTGATGAATATGATATGGAAAACCTCGCGTTGGCGCTGCTCGGTACTACCGGCACGATTTCGCAAAGCGTCGCTACTGTTACTGCTGAAGCCTTTACGGCACATCTTGACCGCTGGGTTAAGTTGGAAAATCGTGGAATTACCTCCACCGGCATCGTGGTTTCGACTACAGCTTCTACTCCTGTAGCGCTGACTGCGGCTACTGACTATGTCATGGATTTGGTCTCTGGCCGTATCATGATTCTGTCGACCAATGCTGCTACAGTAGCTGAAGGTGCTTCTCTGACAATTGCGTATGCTGCTGCGGCTGCTACGTATCCGAAGATTGTCGGCGCCAATGTTGG